ACCCGTTTGAGTATCTGCTGGAGTTGGATGGGCGTTCGCCGGCTGAGATCCGTCGCATTATGAAGATGCGTGAGAAGGAGCTCGACGACGCTCTGGGTGCTGGGGTTCAGGCGGCGGTGCAGGGCGAAATGGGTCTGGTTGATCCTGATGTCGACGCTGCGTGATGTTGCGGTTGAGCATCAGCGGCGTCGTGACGCTCTAGCGGACAAGACTTCTCGTCAGGCGTTGCGGTTGTGGCGGTCGATTGACCCTGCTGCGTTGGATGCCGGGTGGGATCGTGTCGCACCGCTTCTGACCGGGGTTGTTTCGGCTGCGCAGGTCACTGCGGCCCGCCAGGCTGTCCCGTACACGAACGCTGTCATGGATGCCACCGATGTCGCCCGTGGTGGGCCGTTGCTGGTGCCGGAGGCGTTCGGTGGGGTGTCGCGTGAGGGGCGTTCTGTGGCCCCGGAAATGTTCGCGGCGGTAACGACAACCAAACGTCTGGTATCGCACGGCAGCGGGATTCCTGCGGCGTTTCGTGTGGGCGCGACGGTCATGTCGATCATCGCCAAGACGCTCGTGACGGATGCCGGTCGGTCGGCTGACAAGACTCTCTCCACGGGCAAGGGTTACACCCTCTCCGTGCGGGTCGTGTCGGCGGGTGCGTGCTCGAGGTGCGCGATCCTCGCGGGGGTCACCGGGTATCGGACTGACTTTGATCGTCACCCGAATTGCCGGTGCACGTCTATGCCGATCCTGGACGGGAATGTTCCTGCTGGGTTTCATGACTCGCCTGACTCGTACTTTCACTCGCTAACTGCTGCTGAGCAGGAGCGGGTGTTCACGAAGGCGGGCGCGGAGGCGATCAGGTCTGGTGCTGACCCGGTCAAGGTGGTCAACGCACGCCGCGGTGCGCTCACGTCCACGAAACGTCTTGACGGGTCGTATTCGCGGGCGAGTCTGCAACCCACGGTGATTGGCCGGAAGGCTGACGGGTCTCCGCTGACGGTGTATGCGACGCGTGAGGGTACGACGGCGCGGTCGTCGTGGGCTCGTGCGCAGAACAACCTCATGAAGAACGGCGACGAACGGTACCGCCGCACTCAAACTCTGCGTCTGATGCCTGAGCAGATCATGTCGATGGCGTCTACGCCTGAGCGTGCTGTCGAACTGCTCGAGCGGTACGGCTACCTGTACTGAAGTTTCCCGCGTGAAGCGGTGAATCACCCCGCATGGGGTGGCAAGGAGTCCCGTGATGGGGCTCCTTTTTCTATCCCATCAATAGGAGTGATTCCAACATGACCGAAGCCGAGACCGTTGAGACGACGGACGAGGAAATCACAGACACCGACGTCGTCGATGACACCACTGATGAGGTGGTTGACGAAGATCCGTCGGCGGGTCTGAAGAAGGCTCTTGCGGCTGAACGGAAGGCGCGTCGGGAGGCTGAGCGTAAGGAACGTGAAGCAGCCCAGCGTCTCGCTGACCGCGATAAGGAGCCGGCTGAGCAGGCTATTGAGCAGGCCCGACGTGAGGCACGTGAGGAAGCGCAGACCGCTTTCAATCAGCGTCTCGTGCAGGCCGAACTGAAGGCCGCTCTTGCGGGCAAGGTCTCGAACCTTGGTCTCGCATTGAAGGTCATCGACTCGTCAGTGATTGACGTCGATGCGACCGGTGAGGTTGATCCGCTGTCCGTGACGGACGCGATCGAAGCCGCCCTGAGGGAGTACCCGGAGTTGAAGCCCGCCGAGGCGAAGAAGTTCGCAGGCACGGCGGATCAGGGGACCAAGGGCAAGGCGACACGACCTCAGCAACTCACCCGAGAAGAACTCAAGTCCCTCACCCCTGAGCAGGTCGTGGCCGCTGAAGCAGCAGGCCAGCTCGATCAGATCATGGGCCGTTAGGGCACCTACCTAGAAAGAGGCTGAAATGGCTATTGCCAACTTCATCCCGGAGATTTGGACTCCGAAGATCCTCGTCGCCCTTCGCAAGAAGGCTGTGGCGGGCAACCTCGTCAACCGTGACTACGAGGGTGAGATCAAGCGGGCCGGTGATCAGGTGAACATCACCTCGATCAACGACGTGACGATCGGCACCTACACGAAGCACACTGACATCACGGTCGAGGACATCGATGACGCCACCCGTGCGCTCATCATCGACCAGCAGAAGTACTTCGCGTTCGAGCTCGACGACGTTGAGCGTGCGCAGGCTGTCAACGGTGGTGCGGTGCTGAACCAGGCACTGGACAACGCCACCTACCAGCTCCGTGACGTGTCGGACGCGTTCCTGTTCGCTGCGATGAACACGGCGACTCAGGGTGGCGCGAACGACCTGGGTACTCGTGCGATCCACACGACCGCACAGAACCTGTACGACGCGTTCGTTGACCTTGCGGTCACGCTCGACGAGGACAACGTTCCCGAAGAGGGTCGCTGGGCTGTCGTGTCGCCGTCGCTTCACGGTCGCCTGCTGAAGCTCGACACGTTCATCAAGCCTGGTGACGACGCGGCCCCGGCTGCTCGCCGCAACGGCTTCATCGGTTCCATCGCGGGCCTCGAACTGTACAAGTCGAACAACCTTCCGGCTGTCACCGACGTTGCTGCGACCGGTGGCATTGCCATCGCCGGTCACAACATCGCGACCACTTTCGCTGAGCAGATCGTTTCCGTCGAGGCGTTCCGTCTCGAGAAGCGGTTCGCTGACGGCGTCAAGGGTCTCCACGTCTACGGCGCGAAGGTGGTCCGTCCGACCGCTCTCGCCGTGGTCGAGTTCGACGCCACCCCGTAAGTCATCTAGGAGGTCATCGTGGTTGCGTTCACCAACTCTGACGCTGTCGCTACTCGTCTGAACCGTACTTTTACGAGTGCGGAGGATGAGTGGGTCACCACACTGTTGGTGGACGCTTCCGCGTACCTTCGGTCGGTTATCGGGCAGGACGTTTACCCGACGACGACTTCGACGTTCACGGCATGGCCGGATGCTGGGCGGGTTGATCTGCCTCAGTATCCGGTCGTGTCCGTGGACGCGGTCGAACGGGATGACGTGGCTGTGGACTACACGTACCGGCCCGGGTATCTGACGGTGTCGTGTGATGACCCGGTGGATGTGACGTTCACGTGGGGTGTTGCTACGACGCCTCCCATCCTGGTTTCGTTTGCCGCTGTTCTTGTGTCGCAGGCGATCCTTGCCGTTGAGACGGGGACGGGGCTCACGTTCGGGGGGCTGTCGTCGGTCGCTCTCGACGACTTCAAGGCCGCGTTCGCTGACGGTGGCGCACAGTCCGGGATGGTGCTCCCTGAGCCGCAACAGGCGCTCATTCGGCGTCAGTTCGGGCGTGGGGACGTGACGGTGGTGGAGACCCGGTGAGCATCCTTAGCGGGGCGCTCGGCATGGGTCGCGCGCAGGCTGAAGCACGGTTCACGGAGACCTTCAAGGCGTACACGATCAGTCGTACCGGGCCGGATGCCGATGGGCTGTACGCCGACACCGAGGTGACGGTCTACGCGGACGTGCGGGGTCGGGTGAAGTACCCGACGATGACGGTGTCCGAACGGGAACAGGGATCACAAGTCCCGGCTGTTCAGGATGTGCAGATCCATGTCGCGGTGGGCGCCACCCCGAACGTGGTGGTGAACGTGCTGTGGCGAGTGATTGCCTCCACCGTTGACCCATCGCTGGAGGGTCGCCTGTTTCGCACCAAGGGTGAGGCGCAGGCCGGTCAGGTCACCGCGTCACGCTACCCGGTTGAACGGGTCACGTGATGGCGGACGGGATCACCTTCAACTTTGATGACCTGGACCGTCTGGCGGCTGACCTTGAGTCGGTTCCGAAGAACATTGGGCCGTTCCTTGAGTCTGCAATCAAGTTCACGTCGGTGCGTATCAAGCGTGGTGCGGCGCGGAAGGTTGGCCGGCGTCGGCACTTCAAGCAGGCGGCGGCTGCGATCGACTTCGACGTGAAGCATTTCAAGGGCTTCGGGGTGGAGATTGTCCAGTCCGAGATTGGCTACAACAAGGACAAGGATGTTGGCCAGCTCGGCAACCTTGTGGAGTTCGGCGCCCCCGGTTCCCCGAATGCGCTGACGCCCGGTAACGAGCTCGTCACGACCCTCCATGAGGAGGAAGCGGACTTCATCCGTGGCATTGAGCGGGCTGTGGATGACGCGCACAAGAAGGCGGGTCTCTGATGTCGAAGAAGCACACCGACGCGCTGAAGGCGAAAACGCAGGAGCTCGTTGCCTTCGCTACCAAGACGTTCATCACTCTCGCGCAGTACCCGAACAGCACGACGAAACCGGCGCCGCCCTACATGGTGTGGCACCCGGCGCAGGGGGCCAACGAGCAGACAGGTGTGACAGGTCCACGCTCGCGAAAGAACCCACGCTTCACTGGTCATCTCGTGGGCCGGGACGCAGAGGAAGTCCAGACCCTTCTGGATCTGCTCGAGGCGAAGCTGTACCCGGGCGGTCGGGGGATCACCCTCACTGTTGCGGGGGAGCGATCGAAGCCGCTCTGGTTCTCGTCTCCGCTGCCCATTCAGGTGCAGACCGATCCTCAGCCGACGATCGTTTACGCGGTTGTTGAAGTGGGTTGGTCGGCAGACCCCGAATAACCCATCCCAGTCGTAGGAGCCCTCGCCATGTGCGGGGGCTTCGCCAGTTAAGGGGGTCCGCATGGCGAAGCGAAAGCAGCCCGCGAAACCGATCGACCCGAGCCACATCGAGCTTGAGGACGCGAACGGGAACCGGGTCACGGTGACCGTCGCGCATTGGCGGCGTTGGCCGCAACTCTCACAGACCTTCCGCCCCGTGGCGGAGACACCGGACACATCCGTGTCCATTGAGCCGCCCACGGGCGACAAGACAGAGGAGAACTGACATGGCAGCAGAAGCCGTTCCCCAGTCCGTGAACTGGGACGACAACCTGCGCATCACTTGGACTGCGGAGGCTGACGACCCGAAGTCCGCCGCGGACCTCATTGCGGGCGTCGACCTGACGTACTCGCTGAAGACGCTTACGCGCACGATCAACGAGGCCCGCATCGAGGACCCGCGTCTGACGCTGAAGCAGATCCTTGAGCGTCCCGGCAAGGTCACGGAGCAGGTTGAGGTGCAGTACGTGTTCGGTGACGACGCGGATGTTGCCGCGGCGACCCTGATTCAGGGCACGAAGGGTCACCTGACTCTCCGCTACTCGATTCCGAACTCGACGGCTTGGACTGCGGCTCAGGTTGTCGACGTGGTGACCGTTGAGTGCGGCAAGCAGCGTAAGGACTCGCCGGTCGAGAACGGTGTGCAGACGATCACTCAGACGCTGTTCGTGATCTCGACCACTGAGGACGACGTCGCGATCGCTGCGTAACAAGCCCCGGGCTGGGTGGTTCCTCCACCGTCCATCCAGCCCGGTTCCCTCCACGGTGGAGACAGGTGGAGAACATGAGCATTCAGGATCTGATTGAGAAGGCTCGAGCGGAGGCGGCTACACCCGTCACTGACTCGGCGAACGTGGTTGTCGGCGGCGAAATGGTGGCGCTGACGTTCACGAAACTGCTAGGCGCGGAATGGTCGGCTATCACCGCGATCAACCCGCCGCGCAAGGGTGCGCAGCTCGACTCGAATCTGGGCTACAACCTTGACGCTGCGGCTGGGGCGTACCCGGTCGACAAGCTCACGGTCGCCGGCGAGCACCCCACCGCAGACGAGTGGGTCGAACTTTACGGGCTGCTGGATTCCCCGTGGCGGGAGACCATCGCCCTGAAACTGTGGGGACTGAATCAGCAGGGGCCTGCGGCGAGGATTCTCGCACTGGGAAAAGCTTCCTCGGGGGCCGGTTCCAGGAAGAAGCGGAACTAGCCCTCGAGATAGGTGTCTCACCACGGCGGCTTTCTGGTTGGGAACCGGCTGAGGTGACGACGTTCGAGTATGACGGTGACCGTCTGGTGAGCTCGGTGACGATCCGTGAGGCGGAGTTCTCGCCGTTGGATGTTGCCGCGCTGCTGGAGGCGCGTCGTCGTGCGCGGGTTCGGCGCGGGCCGCACGGGTACACGATCGCGGAGGCGACCGACCCGGATAACCAGTTCAACTTTGTGGCTAAGCCGCGCCAGGACTGGGCTATGCGGGCGCTGAACCAGGCGCAAGAGGCGTACAGGGCAGAGAACCCTAAGGCGACCGATCTGCATTCGTTGGTGTGGGACGTGCAGAAACGATCGTGAACACCCCGCAGATCAGCAGCACCCATGAGGGCGCGTAGAGCCAGAGGGTTCGCAGCAGGTCCAGTCCGAGGGTCATGTAGACCGTCACGCCGGCGAGCAGCACGGCAGCCGCTATTAGCACTGCCCCGGTGATGGTCTTCGCCCTCATGCAACCGAACAGTACCGGACTGCCGGTCGAGATACATCCCTTGGAGGGTGCATGACTAGGCAGGTCAAGGCAGAACTGGCCATCGGCTACCAGCAGTACGTCGAGGGGATGAAGAAGGCTGCTGCTGCTACCCGCGAGACGGCCACTGAGGCGCAGAATCTCGCGGATCAGCGCGAGGCGTTCACTCTCCTTGGTCGCACGGCGCTTGCGTCGGGTGCGGTCATCGCGGCGGGGCTGACTGTCGCGGTCGCGAAGTTTGCCGAGTTCGACCAGGCGATGTCGAATGTTGCGGCGACTGGTGAGGATGCCCGCGACAACATCGAGGGGCTGCGGGACGCGGCTCTTGAGGCCGGCGCTACGACGGTGTTCTCTGCCACGGAGTCGGCCAACGCGATCGAGGAACTGGCGAAGGCGGGGCTGGACGCTTCGGAGATCCTGGGCGGCGCCCTGAAGGGGTCGCTGGACCTCGCCGCTGCCGCTGGTATCGGTGTGGCGGAGGCGGCGGGTATTGCCGCGACCACGCTTCAGCAGTTCAAGCTTGACGGTAGTGACGCGACGCATGTCGCTGACCTTCTGGCTGCCGGTGCGGGCAAGGCCATGGGTGACGTGGGCGACATGTCGCAGGCGCTTGCGCAGGCGGGGCTCGTCTCTGACCAGTTCGGTGTGTCCGTTGAGGAGACGGTCGGGACTCTGTCGGCTTTTGCGTCGGCTGGTCTGCTGGGTTCGGACGCTGGTACGTCGTTCCGGACGATGCTTCTGCGTCTCGCGAACCCCACTGGTGAGGTCCGCGACCTCATGAAGGAGATCGGGTTCGAGGCTTACAACGCTCAGGGCCAGTTCATCGGGCTCTCGGGTCTGGCGGGCGAGCTCGAGACGTCCCTCGCAGGGATGACGGATGAGCAGAAGCAGACGACTCTGGCGATGATCTTCGGTCAGGACGCGATCCGTGGTGCAACAGTCCTTTACGAAGAGGGCGCGTCAGGCATCAACGACTGGACTGACAAGGTCGACGACGCCGGCTACGCGGCTGAGACCGCGGCGACCAAACTGGACAACTTCAAGGGCGACTGGGAGGCGCTGTCTGGTGCCGTTGACACTGCCCTGATCTCGATGGGTGAGGCCGCGGATGGACCGCTGCGGTTCTTCACGCAGGGTCTCACGACGCTGGTCGACAAGTTCAACGAGATCCCTGCGGCGGGGCAGCAGGCCGTGTTCTGGATTGGCGCCGTGGCGGGCGCGACGGGCCTCGCTTACGGGGCATATCTGCTGCTGATCCCGAAGGTAGCTGAGTTCAACGCGGCTCTCGAACTGATGAGCCCGCGCACCCAGTCTGTGGCCAAGGGTCTCGGCATGATCGCGAAGATTGGTGGCGGCGCTATTGCAGGCCTGGCAGTCGGCGTGGTTGCGCTGGACGCTCTCACCCAGGCGCTGAAGGACATCGGTCCCGAGGCTGAGGAAGTCGCGAACAAGGTAGTGTCAGCGCGCACTGCGGTGGATCTTCTGGCGTCCTCGGCTGGCAAGTTCGGCGGCTCTGGGATCGAGCTTGCCACTAAGCAGCTCGAAGAGTTGGGCGCCGTGCTGGATCGGGGCGGCGCTACCGGAGCCGGTGACATCATCGGCAATTCGACGATCTCGAACCTGCAACTGCTCGGTACCGAGCTGGGGAAGATCGCTGAGTCGGACCTGCCCGCGGCGCAGCGTCAGTTCCGCCTGCTTGCTGAGGCGGGGAATCTGACCGAGAAGCAGCAGTTGCTTCTTTTGGATCAGATGCCGGCGTACAAATCGGCTCTGACTGAGCAGGCGACCGCTTCGGGTGTTGCCGCAACTGGTCAGGAACTTCTTGACCTGGCGTTCGGCAAGTCCGAGGAGTCCACCAAGGACAACGAGGATGCGCTGCGCGCGCTGGCCGGGCAAGCGTCGATTACCGGCGAGGGAATCGACGACCTGGCCAACCAGATCCGCAACTTCGGGTCCGCAACACTGAGCGTCCGTGACGCGCAGCGTCAGTTCGAGCAGGCTACCGACGATGTGTCGGATGCGGTTCAGCGTCAGATCGAGGAGTTCATCAAGCCGCAGGAGGATGCCTACCTCGCGGCGAACGGCAGCCTTGACGGGTTTGTGGCTTCGATGGAGGGGTTCATCCCGACGTTGGACACGACGACCCAGTTGGGGCGTGACGCTGAGGCGTCGCTGGAT